GGTATGCCAGATCTTCCATCCTATACTAGGAGGCAAGATGAACAAGACGACGATCGACACGTGGGGTCTGGCAAGACTCTACGTGACAGACCACTCGAGCCAACTCGGAACGAGTCTGACCGGTAAACTACTTGGGCACATCCGTGCCCGCCGGTTGGATCTTGTTACTGACGAGGTTTCCCGTCATTTCCAATCGAACATTCATGATTGGAAGATCTATAAGATCCTAGCGCAAGTCGAGGCTTTCTTCAAGAAGAACGAAAGTCTCAGTGATCCTGACGTCTGCTTTAACGCAGCTAAGGCATCATTCGAGCGCGCTGAGAAGTTGTGTAGGATTGCTAATCGTCGATTGGCATACTACTACGATCAGCAACATCGGTTGAGCGAACCCCGGCGTACGCTTATTAGGCGTATGCGGTTCGAGATCGCCCGTGTTTTGGGTCCCTTAGATTCCCTAATAGGCCAGATTCCTGACCTAGTAAGGGTGACTTCGGGTGCTACTTCTGAACATCCGCGTTCCAAGTCGTTCCCCTTCATGAAGATGGGGATTCCGATTTCTGTGAGCGAGGGGTGTATGCCTCTACTTGATGCGTACCTCCGGTATATCGGTTTTCGGTATCCTGAGCGTGCAATTCGAGTGGTCGGTGAAAATCGGATAGTCACCGTACCGAAGAACTGGAAAACGTATCGATCCATCGCAGCCGAGCCTACGGGGAGTCTTCCCTTTCAGCTCGCTGTAGATGGTTACCTCAAGACCCGCCTAAGGTGGTTCTTTGGGGTAGACCTTCGAAACCAGAGACAGAATCAGGAATTGGCCCGCAAGGGGTCACTTGATGATAGCATAGCTACCGTTGATCTGTCAATGGCGTCCGATACGCTTCCTCGTAACCTCATTGCCTACCTCTTTCCTGAGGACTGGACGATGTTTCTGAACCGGCTTCGGACTCCACGTTTTAGTGGGGACTTTGGGTCGGGAACGTACGCAAAGTTCAGTAGCATGGGTAATGGCTGCACGTTTACTCTGGAAACCTTGGTTTTCGGAGCGGCGTGTAAAGCTCTAGGATCGGAACTCTTCTCCGTATACGGAGACGATATTTGTATAGAGGCCGATCTCTATGATGAGCTGGTTGCGTTGCTGGGTTACTGCGGCTTCGTGGTAAACGAAGAGAAGTCGTTTTCCAAAGGACCCTTTCGGGAATCCTGCGGGAGCGACTACTTCGAAGGTCATAATGTTCGACCGTACTTTGTACGGAAGAGCGACGACCTTACCAAACCGGAACTTTGCCACCTCATAAATGGCTTAGTCGAGGTTTCGATGCCGTATGGTTTGCTATGGACCTGGGCTAAAGCTCAGGTCACTGAAGCGGACCTACTCCTCCATCCTTGGCATGAATCCACACAACGTGGAGTCTTCATCACGCCTTCGGATGCGTACAACCTCTCTCTGATCCGTAATAAGATCAGTAAGTCCGAGTTCAAGGAACAATCCTCGCGTCTGGGCCTGCAAGATCGCAGGGTCTACATCCAGACCGCTCGGGGCTATGTGGTAAGATCTCCGGTCCGAAAGGTCCGGGGCCTCCTGCCATATCGGCTTTGGTTCGTACTGAGGAGGTATTCCCCACTGAGTACTTCTGAGGCAACTGACACACAAAGCGTACGCTTTAAGGTCAGACCGTGTACGTGGATCCCTCCACGTGCTCCTACGCCGCCCTGGCTTTATGCCTGGTCGGATTTCCTGCTCAATTAAGAGCAATCTGTAGGATTTCTTAGGTGCGGAGCACCAGTCCGGC